ACAACCTGATCTTGGAGGTCAACCCAGGCGATGTTGTCTACATCACCGGTCAATCAGGCAGCGGCAAGTCATTGCTACTGCGTGACCTGGAACGCCAGATGGGTGAGCGCGGCATGTCTGTCATGAACCTGGACAACGTGGTTCTTCAGCCTGACCTACCCCTTATCGACCAGATTGGAAAGAACACCAATGATGCTCTACGCCTACTATCAATCGCCGGCCTCAACGATGCCTATCTGTTCATCAGAAAGCCTGGCGAACTGTCGGACGGCCAACGTTACCGCTTCCGCCTTGCCAAGGCTATCGAGAGCGAAGCCGACGTGTGGGTGGCTGACGAGTTTATGGCGGTTCTTGACCGCACCGCAGCGAAGGTGATCGCCTATTCAATCCAGAAAACAGCACGAAAGCTCGGCACAACCGTAATCGTTGCGACAACGCACACGGACATGGTGAAGGATCTGTCGCCAAATCTCTACATCGACAAGCGTTACCGCGAAAAGCTCGAAGTCGAGATCATGAAAACCGCCTCTCTGACCGCTGGAACCGATTCTCTGACCCGCGATCAGGTCAACGGTTTGCTGCTGAGAGCCATGTAATGAACATGATTGACATGCTCTTTATCGCCAACATCCTTTATGTGAATGGCATGGGGTTTCTTATCTGGCTGCTCCTGAAGATAGGTGTCTTGTGAAACGGGCTATAGCGATCTTAGTGCTCTTGCTTGCTTTAGAAGGGTGCGCGGTAGCAGATGAACCTGTGGCGTTGACTCAGGTTCACCTAGAGCTTCTGAATGGGCTATTTCTTGAACAAGAAGCATATATGTCGCAACAGGTGCAGACGATTATGCGGTTGCAGCGCGAACTGGCCGCAGAAAAAACGAAGTTATGTATCTGAATCCAGAAATTGAAATCAATCGTGACCCTAACGCCGGTTCCCACAGTCTCTCGCTCCTGAAAGATATCTACGTCGAGCGCGGCACCCTGGCGGATTGGAAACAACTCTCCGAGCTTCATTACAAGTCATCCAACTTGGGAATTGGTCCGCGTTACTCCCGATGTGTCCTGCATGGACAAACGATTGGGGTCATGGTGTTCACGGTGCCAAAGCCTCTGGACAGTGGCCGTAATCAGGTTTTCCCGCACCTTTGCCCCAATCAAGGCGGTCGGGACAACCGCATGATTAACCAAATGAGAATGAAATGGCTCAACAAGAACGTAATCCTTTCCAGCCGAACAGTTCTGGACACGATGTATCGCGGCGCCGGCATCGCCTACCGGTTCAAGAACCTCGGCTACCGGCAGATGGGTTTTCGATATGTCGAATCCCGAAGCTCAATGAGCCGATACAACCCGTTCAGTATCAAAGCGGGGATGCGGTTCGTTAAGCCCAAGCATGCAAGTGCCTTAGAGTCAGGGCTGAAGTTTTTCGGTCGCAACTTCGTATCCCCTGCATACGACTATGTGGCGATCTTGGCAGAGCTTAAAGCCCTTCCTGACGCTATCCGCGAGCGTGTTCTCAAAGAGCTTCGGGAGTTCTATTACCACCACTCGTCCATGGAGAAGTCGGGCGACAACCGCCTGAACGGGACGAACAGGGTAGAGGCGATGGAAATCGGGTATCTCCTGAAACAAACACAGCAGCTTGTATTCGGTTCCACCATTTACGCAGTGTGGCAGAACCCGGACGTTGGTATTGAACTGCCGGAACGTATTCCGCTTTTGGCATTTGACCTGCAAGGGCCATGTGAGCCATTGCGACTTGATTTACTAAAGGAAGCAACAAATGAACACTAAACTGACCGACAAACAGATCGAAACCCTAAAGGTCTTGATCCGTGGCAACGGATTCAACTCAGCAGGCACGCTGATTGCGTGCGACCTTGACCAGCTAATCGAAAGGCTGTCATACGCCCCAAGCAAACAAAGCATTCAATTCTCGATCCGAGCCTTGATGAAGCGTGGCCTGGTCTATCGCGGAGAGCATGAGAACCGTCGCAACAGAAGAAGGGTGTTAATTGTTCCCACCGACCTGGCAAAAACAATCGTTACTTCCAAGATCCTCGGAACCGTAGAAGAACCAGTTCTTACCGAAGGTGTTTCATTTCCGCCAGTTCTTACAGTTTAATTAAGGAACCGAGGATTCTTGGTCACCGAGAGTTCTCTTGGGAGGAAAAGATCCACCAAAAAACCTCCTTGTGCTTTTTTGTTTTTCCCTTTAGATATACACTTTCTTAAAACATAAGTCATTAATGAAGTATAACTGTTTAACAGTTTAACTTATGCAAACATATGAAAGGTTTAAATGAGAAATGAAAAGTAAGTAACGATTGACTTATGTATGATTTTGTAATAAGCTGTAGCGGCTTACAAAGTTTCTCCGATTGGCCGCTACCCCTTGCGGCCTTTTTTTTTACCTAACCGATATGCCAACAAAGACACCCAAAGCAGTAGCCAAGACAAAGTTACTTACCCCTGAAGAAAGAAGGGATATTACCGATCTATGGGAAGTCGGTGAAGTAACTATCGAAAATCTCTGTGCCAGGATGGGTCGAAGCAGTTCAGCTATCCGTAAATTCATCAAAGACGCCGGAATTGTAAGGGGCTGCAAGAAACCAAATGCCGCAGATGCAGTGCGAGCAGCGGTTGAGCAGGCTGATCTTGCAGATATGGCAGTCAAGGCCACAAGGGTCAAAGAAACCCAGGAAGAAAACTACACCCTGAGTCGAACGATCCAAAAGCTGATTAGTCTCGAAATGCGTCGGTGCCATGACGAGAAGCTCAGTCAGGCAAAAGGATTCGACTCGTATCGGTCAATGCTGGTGGCTGCACAGGCTCTCGCAACCTCCCAGAAGATTCGTGAACGCGCACTCGGAATGGATAAAGAAGGCGATCCAGCCGACAAGCCGTTGCCGACCCTCGGTATCCATGTCGTCAGCGATGAACAGATCATGGAAATCCAGCAAGCCAATAAAGTCACCAACCCGATGGATGAGGTTGCTGCGGCTATTGATGCTGAGATGACCCGCATCAAGAAATAATGCCAACCATCGCTGTAGCCGGTCGCCCAGGCATCATCACCAAGCCGGAAGGTCTGTTTCTGCACAAGAAGCAGATGGAGGTCTTTCGTGACCCACGTCGGTTCCGAGTAGTGGTGGCGGGGCGTCGTTGGGGTAAGACCCAACTAGCCAAGGTCAGTCTGATTCAATACGCCGGCCAACCGCGCCGGCTGATCTGGTATGTCGCCCCGTCCTATCGGATGGCGAAACAGATTATGTGGCCGGAGTTGATGCAGTCGATACCGCGCAAGTGGATCAAGAGCATCAACATCACCAACATGCAGATCGAGCTTATCAACGAGACAAAGATTGAGCTGAAAGGCGCCGATAATCCTGACTCGCTTCGTGGCGTCGGTATTCACTTCTTGGTGCTGGACGAAGTGCAGGATATTAACCCGGAGGCATGGGACAAGGTTCTGCGCCCAACCCTGGCGTCTACGGCCGGACATGTGCTGTTCATCGGAACTCCGAAGTCATACAACTTCTTGTATGACCTTTATATGAACGGTCAGGACAACAACAACCGCGATCAGGGTATCTGGAACTCCTGGCAGTTCCCGACGATTACCAGCCCGTTCATCCCTGAGTCGGAGATCGAAGCTGCCAAGCGGGATATGAACATCAAGGACTTTAACCAGGAATTCATGGCTTCATTCGAAACCATGTCTGGTCGGGTCTACCACGCCTTCGAGCGCAAAGAGCATGTCGGCAAGTATCCGTTCAACCCAAACCTGGATATATGGGTGGGGCAGGACTTCAACTTAGATCCAATGTCCAGTTCGATTATGCAGCCGCAAGAGAACGGTGATGTCTGGATTGTGGACGAGATCGTTCTAAAGGGGTCGAATACCGAGGAGGTCTGCGACGAGCTTGAGCGCAAATACTGGCGTCACCAAGCCAGGATCACCCTGTTCCCTGACCCGAACGGAAACACCAAGCAACATGCCCGTGGCGAGTCTGACCTGGATATCTTTCGGGAGCGCGGGTTCAAACGTCAGAAATTCCACCGTAGAACGCCCATGATTGCCGACAGGGTGAACTCGGTCAACCGTATGCTTAAAACGGGTGATGGAACCATCAGGATGCGTGTAAACGAGTCCTGCGAAGCAAATATTCAGTCCTTAGAGCAGACAATTTACAAAAAGAACACCCGCGAGATCGACAAGGCCGGTGACATGGAGCATATGACTGATGCCGTGGGATATCCCATTGAATACATGTTCCCTGTCCGTAAGATCGAAATTGCTGGCATCTCAATCTAACTTGCAAATGTAAGTCACTTGTGACATACTCGAAAACTTATGGATCAAAAACAGCTTAAAGCCCTAGTCAACCGTCGCCATCCAGAATATGTGGATCGGGCGAAGCATTGGGACTTCCTGAAAAGCTGTTACGAGGGTGGGCGCGACTGGTTCAAGGAAAACATCTTCCGTTACCTGAAAGAGGGTGACAAGGAACATGCAGATCGCCTGAAACGCGCTTATCGTTTCAACCACACGAAGGAAGTGGTTGATCTGGTTGATAAATACCTATTCAAGATGGAAGTGGTGCGTGACGAATCCCGCGCCCCCGAAAGCGTAAAGCACTTCTGGAAAGACTCGACCCTGCGCGGCTTGCCGGTCAAAGACTTTTCCCGCCGCATCTCGAACCTGACCTCCATCTATGGTCGAATCTGGATCGTCGTTGACAACACGAACGACGCATCTGTGGAATCTGTTGCTGACGAAAAAGAATCTGATACCAAGACTTTTGCATATGCTGTCCCGCCCCAAGCGGCCCTGGACATGAGTTATGACGACAAGGGTCAACTGAACTGGATTCTGCTACATGAAGTCGTTCGTGAGGATGCCGACCCATTCTTTTCATCGGGCATTATCGTCAATCGATTCCGTCTATGGACACGCGCAAGCTGGCAACTGTTCACCATTATTCCAAAGGCAGGTAGCGACGGTAAGGAATATGACGTTCTTGCAGGCCCGCTAGTCCCGCACACGCTAGGTGTGGTTCCGGTCTTTGCAGCGGACAACGTGGTTTCCGAAGAACTCTATTCGTCACCATCCCTGATCGATGACGTTGCCTATCTTGACCGTGCGGTATCGAACTATCTGTCGAACCTGGACGCGATCATCCAAGACCAGAGCTTCTCTCAGCTTGCTATGCCGGCGCAAGGAATGCTGCCGGGTGACAACGCTTATGACAAGGTTCTGGAACTCGGAACCAAACGTATTTTCATGTATGACGGCGAAGATGGAACTCAGCCGTTTTACCTGTCGCCTGACGTAAAGCAGGCAGAAATTATCTTGAAGGTGATTAACAAAATCATCAACGAGATTTATCACACGGTCGGCCTGGCCGGTGAACGCACCAAGGAAGATAACGCTCTTGGTATCGACAATTCTTCTGGCGTTGCCAAAGCATATGACTTCGAAAGGGTCAATTCGCTTCTGGCATCAAAAGCTGATGCGCTCGAAACCATTGAGAACAGGCTGGTCTATCTGGTCGCTCTATGGAATGGTGAAGAAATTGAGGACGACGTTCGCCTGGTTTTATATCCAGACAACTTCGATGTTCGTGGCCTGTATGACGAGTTTGAAATCGCCACTCAGCTACTCCTGATTGAAGCTCCTGACACGGTTCGACGCACTCAGATGGATGCGGTCATCGACAAGCTGTTCCCCAAACTTGCCGAGGATCTGAAATCGAAGATGCAGGCGGAACTAAAGAGTTGGCCTCCAAAGATCGACCCCCTAACAGGTATGTCGAGCAATGGTAAGCCAGGCAAGGTTGCTGCGAGTTTGCAGAAGCCGAAGCCAGCAGCAAAGTAGTAAGAGCAGGACTTTAGGCGAAGTGACTCGCCCCGTGAACTATCAGCCAAGTGACTGGCTACTAAAGGAAATATTATGACACCGCAAGAGAAAATTGCAGCAGAACTCGCAGCACAACAAGCAGCACAAGCCGCAGCAGCAGTTGCCGCAGCAGAAGCCGAAACAAAGCGTGTTGCAGATGAAGCAGCCGCAGCCGCAAAAGTGATTGCAGATGAAGCAGCCGCAGCCGCACTTGCCGCAGCCGGAAAAGACAAGCCGAGTGACGCCGAGGCGAAACTGCTCAAAGAAGTGATGGAAAAGAAAGCCGCACTTCAGGCCGCAAACGAAGCAAAAGTCGCACTGGAAGCAAAGCTCAAGCAATTCGATGGTCTGGACGCGACCGAAATTCGTGCCCTGGCTGAAGCGAAGCGTATTGCCGATGAAGCATCGCTGGTAGCGAAGGGTGATTGGGAACGCCTGAAGGTTCAGATGGCAGATACCCACGGAAAAGAAAAAGCAACACTGGTCACACAACTGGAAGCCGCGAATACCGCCAAATCAGCACTGGTATCGCAAATTGCCGAGCTGACTGTCGGCAATGCGTTCGGGACTTCGAAGTTTGTGACCGAAGCACTGACCCTCACGCCCAACAAGGCACGGGTGATTTACGGTGGGCACTTCGAATTCAAAGATGGCGTGGTAACGGGCTTTGACAAGCCGGCTGGTGCAAGCGACCGCACCCCGCTAGTCGATGCCTCTGGCAACGCCCTGGCATTCGATGATGCGATGACCAAGATCGTAGAAGCGGATTCAGATCGTGACCAACTTCTGAAGTCGAAGTCGAAGTCGGGTTCTGGCGGTTCAGCAGCGGCAGCAGCGGCAGCGGCAGCAGCAGCGACCGCAGCAGCAGCGGCAGCGGCTCTTGCAGCAGGTAGTGGTGCAGCAAAAGGCAGTGGCTTAAGCAAGATTGCAGCGGGTCTTGCGAAAGGTATTGGCAAATAAGCCTGGTTGTGTTATATTACTCACCAGTGACTTACTTAATTTCAGTTTAACTTCCGTAAAAGGACACAGCAATGGCACTACTTAAAGCAGAAGCCGACAAACTATCGAACAACCAGATGGTTGCCGGCATCATCGATGAAATCATCGAAAAAGACGAAATGTTTGCCGTGCTGCCGTTCTCTCGCGTGAACAGCAAGGCTTACGTGTATCACCGTGAAAGTGAAGTCGCAGAAAACAACATCACCACTGGTGCTGGCCTGCCGACCTTCATCGACCCGGCCTCCGCCGACACCGTTGTTGAAGGTGCAGTGCCGTTCGTGGAAATCACGACTCGCCTGCGCGTTCTGGCTGGTGACGTTGACGTTGACAAGTTCGTTCAAGAAACCGAATCGGACAGCAACGACCAACTCGCAATTCAGATCAGCAAGAAAGCCAAAGCCGTGGGTCGTCAATACCACGTCAAGCTGGCAACCGGCAATGCAACTTCGAACTCGAAAGAATTCGACGGCCTTGGTGAACTGTGCGTAGCAGGGCAAGAATTCATTGCTGACACTGCTTCGAATACATCCAACGGCGGCGCCCTTCGCCTGGATCTTCTGGACAAGCTGCTCGACATGGTGCCGAATGGTGCCGATGCAATCGTGATGCGTTCGGGAACTATCCGTGCGTTCCGCGCTCTGGTTCGTGCTGCCGGTGGTAACGATGCCGGAATGCTGATGATGCCTGCCTTCGGGAAACCGATGCTGACGCATAACGGTGTGCCGATCCTCAAGAACGACTTCCTGAGCGGTGCTGAAGTCCAGGGTGGCGTGTCAACCGCGTGTTCGGTTTACGCCGTTCGCATGAACGAGGCCGATGGCCTACATGGTCTGTATGGTGGCGACAGCGCCGGTATCCGCGTCGAAAACGTGGGAACAGTTCAGAACAAAGATGCTGATCGCATCCGTCTGAAGTGGTATTGCGGCCTTGCGCTGAAATCCACACGTTCGCTGGCCCGTCTGTCAGGCGTAACAAACAGCTAAGAAAATCAGTCACCTGTGACTGAACCTTAAGCCGCAGAAAGGGCACGGTCAAAAGCCGTGCCCTTTTTCATTACTACAGGAGAATGTATGAAGATCAAACTTGCAGGTGTGTATGCCGACTTTACGGGGGCATTTGGTGTTTTGACATTTGTTGATGGACTGTCAACAGACGACGTTTCAGCCCTAGATGGCCGGCGCATGGGAACGCTAGTTCCTTGCACAACAGAAGATGGTCAAGATCCAATGAGCCATATGGTCGATTGGAATGATGTTGGCATCCCTATGTCGGTGCCGCCTGAGTTCACCAGGCTAACCACGGTCGCGGATCAGCAAAGAGCAATAGCGAAGGCAAATCCAGAGGCTCCAAAGGTCGAAGCACCGGTGGCCTGGAACCGTGAGAAGCTGGAAGCCTTGGCAGATGCCAGGGGAATTGCTGGAATTCGAGTTCTTTCAGATCCTCTTGGACTGAAAGGCACAAGCATCAAAGGTCTGATCGACCAGATTCTCTCTGGCAAGGTCGCGGTAGATGACACTCAAGGCAACCAGGATGTAACAACCAAGGTGTAATTATGCAGGCATATCTCGGCGGGCAGTCGGTAACGGCTGAAATTGCACTAATTGATACGGACGGCGATCTGATCGTTGCCTCTGCCGCGAGCTATCGCGTTATCGACCAAGCCGAGGCAGTCCTGGTCGCATCGACTCCGGTAGTGGGGTTTGCTGCCGGCGATGCGAATGCCCTTGTGATCGTGCCGGGAATAAGTAACGTCCTGACAACAGGCGTAGCCCGTCAGCTACGGATCATTGAACTGATTCTGACCACCGACGAAGGCACCGTAAAGCTCTCGCATGAGTATTTCATCGAAGCGGAGCAGATGCTTACAGAAGGGGTCAACTCCTTTCAGAACTACGCCACAGCCCTTTTGGGAGCCTATGACATTCCTGGCATCCCAGGCTGGCAAAACTCAACAAAACCAGAGCGCATCACGGCTCTTATCCAAGCGCGTCTGAATATGGCACCCATAAGGTTCCGCTACGCATTTGATTCGCTACAGAATGTAGTGGAGCCGAGCTTTGGTGTCTCCGATATTACTGGTCTGACGCAAACTGAATATCTGGCGCTGCCCGTAGAATTCAGGGTTTGCCTGCGTCGTGCACAGATTCTTGAGGCCGATTTCATCCTTGGTGGTGATCCGAGTGACGAGATTCGCCGTGCCGGGATTACAACGAAGCGGGTAGGGGAGTCCTCAGAAACCTACAAGATTCGCAAGGCCCTGGAACTGCCGGTATGTCGCAAAGCAATTCTGACCTTGGCAAAATATACAACCAATCGTGTCCGTATCGGTCGTGCCGGTGGCCCGATCACTGATGGCGGTATAACAGGCTACCAGTAATGGATCTGAACAGTCGCCTCGACGCTATGGCGGAAGGGGTGATGCGTGAATATGACTTCATGCTTTCATCCCATGTAGCCAATTTCGCCAGGATCACCGATACAAGCACGCCAACCTCGCCGGCTGCGAGGCGTCTGCTTGAGCAGAAGCTCCATGATGCGACCGTGAACTTCATCTCTACGGCATCGACTGCCCTGAAGAACTCGACCTTAATTCTGACGAACAATGCCCTGGATGCTGCCAAGGCCAAGTTAGATAGCGAAAAACGCACCCATCTGGACGACATGATTCAGGAAGAACATCACCTGATGTTCAGCGAGATTATCGGGATGCAATTCCGAGATAGCGCCACGGTCATGAAAGCCCTGCACCGAATCGCCCTACAGGTCGGCATTCAGACCATGCGGGGGAAGTCGAACGTCGGCGCCCTGATTCAGGCTCGCCGGGGCAAGATCAATGATCTGAAGTTCCTGCAAGCTGACCGATCGGGTCGTCAGTGGAGTAGCTCAGTCTATGTCCGCACCCTTGCTCGACACTTTCTTCTGAAGGTCTACGTTGAGTCCTTCCTGTTTGGGAGGGTGTCGGTCGGTTCAGACCTCGCGGAAGTCGTCTACAGCGATCCTGGGCACGATAACCACGGTCTACGATTCAGTATCAGCGGGGAAACCGCAGGTTATCCCAAATACGTCGATATTCAGGATGAAATTTATCATCCCAACAGCAGTGCTTCCGTGGGTATTTAAATGATCTTCCCTAACAGATGCCAGATTGCTGCCAAATGCAGCTATGACGAATATGGTCAACAACGCTTTGATCTGTTTGTTACAGAAAAATGCGCTATCGTTAAGCTCCAAGCTATTGAGCAGCACACAAGCGTTCGTGCCGACCAGCAGGCTTCACGGGCGTATGCCGACGAACGCCTGGCCGTATCGACCCTACTCATGATGCCAAAAAGCGTTATCAAGATCGATGATAAGGTCGTTATTGGTGGCCTGGAACTGAAAACCAAGTCAATCCGCCAACAATATACCGCTTCAGGAATGCTCGATCATCTGGAATGTGGCTTCGAGATTTGGGTATGAAGCTCGTTACCATAGGGGTCAGAGACACCATTATCATGCTTCAGCAGACCGGCGAACGCACGGTCAAGAACATGGCGCGTCATCTTGAGCAAAGCGCCGAACTGATTGCCGATACTGCAAAAGAGATGGCGCCTATCGAGCATGGTGATCTACGGGAGGCGATCAGGGCCAACCCGCAGAGGGGCGAGAATGGGCGAACCGAGGTTGTGGTGGATATTGACCCGAACGCTACCGACGAACTCGGCAAGTCTGTCATGTATTACGGGGCGATCTTGAACGTCGCTCTTAAGCCATTTGGATCTGGCGGCTACAAGCTCGGTGACTTATCGAAAAAGGTATCCGGTGGACAGATTGGTGGACGATTCATGCAACGGGCGGTTCTGGAACATAAGGCGGCTATCTACTTGAAAGCACAGCAGATTGCCAATAACGTAGGGAAGAAAAGACGATGAAACTCGATTCAGTAGCGCAGATTCTTGAAGATGCCGGGGTTGGAACCATCAAAAGAAACATCTTCATCAACTTCATGCCGGGTGACGTGAAGGAGGGTATTCTGCTTCGTGACGGGTTTTCCGGCACCAAGATCAACCATTACCTGCCAGGATTTCACAAGACCGACTTCCAGCTAATCGTTCGGGCAGTCAAGTTTCAGGACGGGGAAGCCCTTATAGAGGCGGCGATCCTGGCCCTGACCATCAACACACGGGCAATCTACGGGAACATGGATATTCACAATATGCGACCCCGAAGCCTGCCATTCTCCTATCCGCTGTCTCCCGGCAACATCACGGAGTTCGTAACTCAAATTGACGTTGCTTACAATATCGTGTAGGATACGTCATTACTGACTTATCTTACGTTGTGCTTTAACCGCAAAAAGGAACTCAAATGGCTTCAGATACCCGCAATGTGAAACTTGGTGTTTGCCAAGTTTTCTTCGATGGCGTTGACCTGGGATACACCCAAGGTGGCGTTGAAGTCACTGTTCAAACCGAAACGCATGAAGTGAACGTCGATCAGTTTGGCAAGAGCGCGATCAGCCAAACCATCATCGGTCGTGACGTGATGGCGAAGGTTCCGATGGCCGAGACAACCCTGGAAAACATGGTTCGCATCATGCCTGGTGCCACGCTGATCTCCACCGGTGGCGTTGCTGCGGTTGCGACATACACCCCGAGTGGTGGCACCAACTGCACGAACGGTCAGACCCTTATCATCAACGGCACAACCGTTACCGCCAAGACCAGCCCAACAGCTATCGCGGCGAACAACGAATTCAACCTTGGTGCTTCCCTGACGGTATCACTGGCAAGCCTTTCTGCCATGATTAACGCATCGACCGATATCAACCTGGCTCTGCTTACGGCTACATCGAGCGCCACGGTTCTGACGTTGACTGCCGATATCAAGGGTGTCGAAGGAAACAGCTACACAACTTCAACACTTGGAACCTGGGCCACTGCCGCTACAGCGTTTGCTTCTGGCGCCGATGCAACCAAAAAGCGTGTTGACGTTACCAACAGCGTTGGCACCGATCTGTTGCTGATCGCCAAGGAACTGCGTCTGCACCCAACCAACAAGCTGGCTTCAGACAAGTCAGACGACTTCATCATCCCTCTTGCAGCTACTGCCGGCGCTCTGAATTTCGCCTACAAGCTGGAAGATGAACGTATCTACAACGTCGAATTCACCGGATACCCGAACTCAACTACCGGCAAGCTGTATTCAGTAGGCGATCCGACTGCGGTGTAATGCAGTAAGTCACCTGTGACGTAGTAGGGGATTCAAGATTAGCAAACTCATATCCCCGCCTCCTGGCGGGGAATGACTTTAAGGAGATGGAAACGTGGCAAAAGTTCTCAATATCGATGCAATCGCTGCACCCAATCGCATTCTTACGCTCAGTGGCAAAGAGTATCCAATTGACGACCTGACTGTGGAGAACTTCATCGCCACAACCAAGGAAGCTGAACGTCTGAAGGACGAGAAGAACCAAGGCGTTCAGATGGAAGCCACGGTCAGCATGATTATGCGATCAATTCCGAGCATTGAACGCAACACCCTGACCGCACTGAGCCTGGACAAGCTGCTGATTATCGTTCGCTTCGTTCAAGGTGAACTGGACGAATCTCCAAGCGTCAAGGTAACCCCTGAAGGTGAAGAAAAAAAGTAGAGGCCATTGAAGCGATTGACTTCGGCTTTACGTTCTGCCGAGTTAGTCACTTTTATGGCATGTCTTATCGGGAGGTAATGGATCTTCCGATCACTACGTTTTGGTTCTTGAACTACACCATCAACCGTGTCCGTGCTGAACAGGATATGCGGACTCTGAGCGTTCACGCGAACGTTCAATCTACAGAGGGGATGACCAAATATCGGGAACACCTGGCTCTTGAAATGGGCGAGGTAATTACTGAATCCAAAATGATTTCGGCTGAACGTGACCATGCCGGATTTGAAGCACTAAGAACCCTACTATGATTCAAGGACTGCTCTAAATGGCTGACGGCGATATCAGAATCACTCTGAGCTTTGATGACAGGGACTATACGGTTCGTGTCAAAAATGCCGCCAGAGAACTATCAGCGTTCCAATCCCGTGCAGATCGCACAGGGCAGTCTGTGCAACGCCTTGAAAAGCACATGACCAGTATGACGACCAGTTTTCGTCATGCTGTCCAATTCTTTGGTATGGCGCGTTTTGCCATTCTGGACTTCTACAACGTATTCCTGCAACTCCCACAGCACATCCTGAAAACCAGTGGCGAACTGGAACGGATGACAAAGCTGATGGAAGGCTTGAGCAAAGCTACGGACGACGCGACACGCAAGGCCGAAGCTCTATCAAACACCAAGTTCATTATCCAGACCTCACTGAACGCGCCGTTCGATGTTAAGGCGCTTTCTGATTCGTTTGTGAAGATGAAGTCTGCCGGCCTTGATCCAATGGACGGATCATTCAAGGCTCTGATCGACTCAGTTGCTCGCTTCGGCGGGACTTCTGAAACCCTGCACCGCGCATCTGTAGCTATTCAGCAGATGGCAGGTAAGGGCGTAATCAGCATGGAAGAACTTCGTCAGCAGTTGGGCGAAGCTGTGCCTAATGCCATGAGAATGATGGCAGACAGCATGGGCTTGTCGATGGGTAAATTGGTTGAACATATCTCCAAGGGCGAAGTGAAATCAGATGGCGCCCTGCGTAGATTCGCCCTTGTGATGCAAGCAAGAAATGCCGGTTCAGCCCAAGAGATGATGGATACCTGGGTCGGCGCAATGGCCCGACTAAAAACTCAATTCGCACTGTTCGAAAACCAAGTAGCGACGGCAGGATTTGCCAACGCTATGAAGAAAATCGTAACCGATGTAAACCAGGCGCTTGATAGTGATACAGGACGCGCAGCGGCGGTTGAGCTTGGTCGCGCCCTCACAACGATTGTCACATTAACTGCCGACGTTGTTAAAGGTCTTTACGAATTTAAAACAGAGATAGGTGCAGTCGCTACTGCGATCCTTGCAGTATGGGGTGCCAATAAAATCTTCACAATTATTGCCGCAACCTTTAATGGCATGAAGGTTCTTGGTGCAACATGGGCGGCATCAACAAAGGCTCAAGCAGCTACAGTTGAGGCGGCGTATCTAAAAAGCGCATTAGTTCATCAAACTCTGACACGTCAAAGAATGGTTCTTGAAGGAGAAGCAGCCGTTCAAGAACAGTTGTATGCGGCTAGACGAAATGCTACAGGTCAGTTTGTAACCAACGCATCACGCCTGCATCACCTTGCACAAGCAAACATGATCCGCGAAAGAATCGCGCTGATTAATGCCGAAGCCGCAGCCCTTGCAAGAGCAGCAACAGTCGCAAGAACTACAAGTATAGGAATGAGCCTTCTAACAGGGCCGCTAGGTATCATTTTAACCGCTCTCAGTTTGGGCGCTATCGCATGGGACTTGTGGGGGAACAGTGCCGAAAATGCAATAAAGAAAGCGACCAGAAATGCGACTGAAGGCACGGGCGATCAGGGCGACCTGGATGCGCTAAATAGCGCAATCGAAAGACAGAATAAAAAACTAAAAACGGACAGAGAAAGTCTTGATCGTTTATCCAAGGGTTCGCCTGCAAAAGATGGCACCGGTCGCGCCAACAAGATCAAGGATGTTGAAGCTGATATTGCAGCAAGTCTTGCCAATATTCAAAAGCTAGAGGCTGACAGGGACAAGATTCAAGGGACGGTAATCAAAACCGCAGCGGAACGTGCGGTAACTTCCATCCAAGAATCGACCGACAAGCAAAACCGCGAAATCGTTAAAGGGTATGAGGCGCAGCGCGTTCTTCATGAAGAAGAAAGAAAAAGAAGAATTGCTGATGCCAAGAGTCCTGCCGAAATTGAGCGAATCGAAAAAGAGATTCGTGAAAAGGTTGTCGGCAGTGACAAGGCCACTATCGTCGCTCAGTTCGAAAATGCCAGAAAGAACATGCTTGAGTCGCGCCAGCAACTTGCGACATTGCGCTCCGATGCACGGGAAACAGCAAGAGCGAACGACGGCGTTATAAGTGCTTCTGCGGCAAAAGAAATTGCGATTGCCACGGCAAGAGAGCGCGAGCTTACCGCTATCTTTGGCCGTGAACTTATTAACAGCAAGGACGCAAATTCACTTCTCGGCACCACCGACTTTAGTGCCGGCAAAGGTAAGGGAAAAGGGACGGCAGCTTCGCGTGGTGAGCTTGAGGCTAAAGACCCTCTGACCAAGGCAGTCCTACTTGCAGAGGGTGAAGTTGCCAAGGCTCAGAGGCTCCTGGACAACGTTCAAGAGGGCGTGAACACCTTCGCGGCAAAGCGTAATGCGATTGCTCAAGATATTTATGCAGAGATCGCCGCTAAGAAATGGGATGACGAGGATAAGCACGGCAAGGCGACTACACCTGGCGAAGATGATGCTCGCGCCCAAAAGCTAATCACTGCACAAACTAAATTGATGGAGATTGCAGAGCAAAAACGTGCAATCAATATCCTAACAAAAGACCAAGCCGACCTTGATTTAGAACTTGGTGAGTCCAGCGAACGTCTGAATTCGAACCTGCCAGAACAAGCCAGCAACCTTCGTTCACTGGCGGGCGCTTACGCCGCATTAGGTTCTGGCCTGAGTGACGAAGCTAAGAAGGCGATGAAGTTTGATGAACTTGCAAATACTGCACTTCTGACCCAAGCCACGATCAACGTTCAGAACTTTACCAAGTCGTTGATGGAACAGAACGCCGAGTTGATGATCGGCAATTTCATTGGCACTGAAGCTCAACAAAAAGAACTCGCCTTTGCAAATGCGGTAAAGAAGTCTGACGAAGAAATTCAAGGAAAGATCCGCAGCCTTCAGCAATACAACAAGGAAGGTTCAAAAGACGTAGAAATCACTGCATTGCAGGCTCAAGCGCAGGTAAAGCGTGAGCAAATGGCCGAGCAGCACCGTCTGAACATGAGAACGCCAATGGAAAAGATGGCGGAGGATTGGAAAGATTCTGCCAAGGCGATGGGTGATGCGACTGCGAAATGGGCGAACGATGGTGTTGAGGCAATCGTCAACTTTGCCAAGACCGGCAAGTTCGAATTCAAGTCTCTTGTCGAAAGCATCCTTGCCGACATTCTTCGCATTCAGCTTCGTCAAAGCCTGGCCGCTCCGCTGTCCGGTCTACTAGGGACTATCGGAAAAGCCGTGCTAGGTGGGGGCGGGGCAGGCCCAACTGTTTCGGCAGCAGCTTCAGCAGGAAGTCTCGACATGATGAACAGCATGTTCCCAATGCCTGCTGGCTTTGCTAACGGCGGGATTATGACCAGTGCCGGCAGAATGCCTCTGAACATGTATTCGTCCGGTGGTATTGCCAACAGCCCTCAGATGGCGATGTTCGGTGAGGGTCGCATGAACGAAGCCTATGTGCCGCTACCCGATGGCAAGACCATCCCCGTAACCATGAAGGGCGGGGCAGGGAATGTGCAGATCAACGTAATCAACCAATCGGGCACTCCGGTAAGTGCCCAACAACAGGGCGGTGCGCGTTTTGACGGTGAAAAGATGATTCTCGACGTAGTGCTGTCAGCCATGAGTCGGCCAGGTTCCTTCCGTGACGGTGTGAAAGGGGCGATGACCTAATGGCCGACTTCCCGACACTCGCAGAAGGTCAGGATTCTTCCTTATACGAGGTTCAATCCGAAGATCCAGTGGTTCGCACAGAACTTGAGGGCGGATATGTGTCCTCACGCCCTCGTCATACACGCACGCCACGCAAGACTTACAAAACAGGCTTCACCCGTATCGGGACAGCCGACAAAGCCCTTCTGGATGCGTTCTGGACAAGCGTCAGAGGCGGTAGCTTGCAATTTAACTGGACAGACCCCGTAACCCTCGCAGTCATTGTGGTTCGATTCACCGGTGGCCCATTGAACTATAAATATGCAGGCATCGGCAACGTTCATCACTGGAATGTGACCTTCTCACTAGAGCAAGTATGACCAAGCCTTTATCAGTTTTAACTTCAATCGAGAAAGGGAACCTTAGTTCAGATCAGCCATTCCTGGTTTGTCTCGATATCGCAGTCATCAACCCGGCCACCGGACTCACGGCAGAGACTCTCTATCTGGTTCGTAACACCGAAGATATCACCTACAACGGCCACATCTATACAGCCGCAGCCTTTGATGTAGGTTTCAAATCTGAGTCAGGGACGATGCCGCAAGTGTCCATGACTATTCAGGATCACAGTCGCGCCGTGCAAGCCCGTATGCAAGCCTATAACGGCGGTATAGGGTTTATGGTCAAGATGATGGTGATTAATCATGGTGACCTGACTCAACCGCCTGAGATCGTTGAATACTTTGAAATTACCAACGCCACTGCCAGTGATTACACCGCGCAGTTTACGCTTGGTGCCGAAAACACCCTTGCTCTGCCATTCCCACGTCGCCGGCAGACCAAGCGGTTCTGTCAGTTCCGCTACAAGGGTTCGTCGTGCGGCTACCGCGACATTCAGCATTTAGTCTCACCAGGCACGGCGGGGAACTATGCCTGGGCGCCAGATTCAGTCAACCTGAACCCCGCCCAAAACTGGATTGGTTACTCTGAGGATCTGGCCTTATGGACGGATCTTTCAAGCAGCACAGTAACTTCAAATGCCTTCGCTGATCCGAATGGCAACCTGACGATGGACACACTGACTGACGATAGTGCAGGGTTCTTTGAAGGCAGACAGTATGCAATGACGGTGCCCAATGATGGCGCAACATACAAGCTCGCCTTTCTGGTCAGAAAAGACCTAGCAGCAACGCACCGTGCCGGGGCCAACTTCTCATTGCAGGGTGGCACACCAGTCAGTGTAAATATGCGCTATGCCCTGGATGGCACGAATGCTGCCGTTTGCACGGTCGTTAGTTACGACACTTATAACTGGCTAGTTTCGGGGAGTATAACCAACAACACAACCGGCAATGTGACCTTGCTCGTTCAGCTTTATGGCGCAACAGCCGCTACAAAGAGCGGAGCAGATAATGCGGTTGCCGTAGGTTCAGCGACATATGGTTGGATGCGGGTGCAACGTTCGAACGTGCTGTTGCCATATCTCAAGACCACTACCGGCGTGACGAAGAAGGGCAACATCGACGTTCGCGCCAAGGTAAGAATGACCGACTGGACGCCCGTAGCGCGTTCGCAAATCATGTCCAAGTGGGATGTGACCGCCAACAATCGTTCATTTTTCATGGCAATCAATACGGATGGCACGATCAACGTCAACATTTCCATGTTAGGGAGTGACTTCATCAACGCCGCTTCGACAGTGGCGGTCGGTGCGGCAAACGGGACGATCAAGTGGATACGCTGGACTTGGACACAATCAACGTCAGTCTCACAGTTCTTCGTATCTGACGATGGCATCACCTGGACGCAATTGGGCACCAATGTAACCACGACAAGCGTAGGTGGCATTTTTGTGGGCACAGGGATCCTTGAGGTCGCGTCAAGGGGTGTGGGCGCCACAGAGTTGATGGCCGGCGACGTATATCTGGCAGAACTACGCAATGATGTGGACGGGGCGATTGTTGGCAGCTTTGATGCAAGAGATATTACCGTTGGCTCCTTAACTGGTGTATCATCAGTCACCGGTGACTTATGGACTGTTGCAACGTCAGGCGGTTCCCCGGCATCCATCGTCTACGACGCAGGATACCCAAAGACAACCTGTGACCTGACGCTACAAGGCGACAACGGCTGTGCTTCTCATAACAACTCGGTCAACTTCGGTGGATTTCCGGGGTTGAACAACTCAAACAACAAATATGCTTGATTTTCAAGACCTAATTGGCGTCCCGTTTCAATATGGTGGTCGTGGACCTAGCCACTTTGACTGCTATGGGCTGCTGAAAGAGCTACAGCGTCGCCAGGGTAAAGATATACCTGACTACACCAGCCCGACCGATGGCACCCGTATAACCGCGTTGTTTGCCCTACAGCTACATCTTTGGGGGCAGTGTGAGCAGTCAGAGGGTGCATCTGTCTTGCTGCGAATCCCAGGCAATACCCATGTCGGTTACATGATCGACAAGAACCGCATGATCCACTCATGGGAAGGGTCGGGCGGGGTAACGATTGAACGTCTTGATATCTGGAAGCCACGCATTCGGGGGTTCTACCGCTATGTCGGGTAATCAGATGCAAGTTATTCGGCTGTTGAATCCGTTTGATCCGCGTGAACGGGTTTATGAGAGCCTGGAATGGCAGGCCGGCAAGACCCTGGCTGACTACTTCCCATACTCGCCGCTGCATACCAATGAGATTGTGGTGTCTGTTTCCGGCAAGGTGGTGATGCCAGAAAACTTCGCCACAACCCGTCTGCTGCTGGAAGATGACTTGGTTATCTGTCCGGTGCCATTAGGCGGTGGCGGTGGTGGCAAGAGCATTCTTCGTATTGTGGCAATGATCGCTATTGCCGTGTATGCGCCAGGTCTGCTTGTTGAGTTTGGCCCTGTCGGAATGGGCGTAACCTCGGCAGCAGGGATAACTACATTAACTGCGGCAGGGACTTGGGCGATGGCGGGTATAACCATCGCCGGCAGTATGTTAGTCAACGCCTTGCTACCGATCAAACCGGCCCAAAAAGAACAAGCGACCGCCAGAGATGATCTTGCAAACTCACAAAGCTATGGCGTTGATGGCGCTAAGAACTCAGCAACAGAAGGTATCCCGGTTCCAGTTTGCTACGGGACATTCCGTATGGGCGGAAACCTGGCGAACTTTTATGTGCAGAACGTAGGCAACACGCAGGTTCTTTACATGCTATTTGTAGCCGGGGAAGGGCCAATTGCCAACATCACTGACATTCAACTGAACGATCAGCCGATCACCAACTTCTCCAACTACGAAGTTCTCACAAGACTTGGCGGCGATGTTCAACCGCTTATCCCTTGGTTTGATGACCAAGTAGAGCCGCACAGTATCAATCTTATTACCGCACATGACTCCTATGTGAATTACACCACTTCCCAGGAAGTAGATAAGTTTCGTGTCGATATGGTGGCTCCAAGCGGACTATATGAAGTGGATACGAATACAGGTGCAACCAGTGGCAAGACAGTCGATTTCATCATCGAATACCGCAAGGTTGGTGACGTTGCATGGACGCAACTGACTGATACGAACGGCATCATTGGCTATAACACTGTGCAGGAATGCACAACCTTTAGTGAACCAGATCAAATGAGCGACGACTAATGGCCGGTCAACCGCAAACCTATACCAGCTACACCGAATGTCGTGACGTTCAAGTTCCGATCTACGGCCCGACTGTTCAAATGTCGGATCGTTCGCGTGCGGCTGTTCGTAAATCCTTCATGTCCCCGGTGCTGGAAGAAGCGGTCTACGAGATTCGTATCAAGCGGGTGCTGGCTGATGATCCTGGTGATTATGTTTCGGACACAGTATATGTGTCTGATATAAATGAGATTATCACTGACGACGTATCCTACAAGCACACTGCGCTTCTCGGTCTGAAGATCCAACTGACAGACCAACTAAATGGGCCACCAAAAGTCACATACCTAAGCCACGGTCGCTATATCCGTGTTTGGGATGGTCTGGTATGGCGATATCAAGCCAGTGCAAATCCTGCCTGGATTACGCTGGACATGATGACGCATTCAAGATACGGGGGCGGAATGTTAGACACCCGTATCGATATGGATAAATGGAAGGAATGGGCCGCTCATTGCGACAGTGAAGGGCTTACATTCAACGGCATTATTGAGTCCCAATCGAATCTTTGGGATGCCATGCAGTATGTATTCCGCGCCGGCCATGCTCAGATCGTCAACATGGGCACCCGTTATAGCGTAGTCATCGAGAAAGCCGAAGTTGCAGTCCAAATGTTCTCGGTCGGCAACATCATTAAAGGAACCTTCAAGCAAAGCTGGTTGCCGGTTACAGAACGTGCCAATGAAATCGAGGTTTCCTACTTCGACAAGATGGACAACTACAAGAAGAACAGTATCAAGGTCTATGATCCTATTGCTCTCACAAATGGATCGCCTTCACGTAGCGCAAACATCACTTTGGTAGGGGTAGATAACAAGGAGCAAGCGCACAAAGAAGGGGTATTCCAACTCAACCTAAACCGTTATGTTCTACAGACAGTTGAGTTTGGTGCGCCTATTGAGGCGATTGCAGCCACGGTAGGTAGCGTTATCTATGTGCAGCATGACATGCCTCAATGGGGTTACGGTGGCCGTATCGAGTCCCTTGACTCAGCTTCAGCCCTGAACCTTGATAGACCTGTTCCAATGTCGCCAGGTGTCTCTTACAAGGCTCTTGCGTTCTTTGATGCCATTCAGCGTTTCTCTGGCAGCATCACCTCAGTCATCGGTGACTCAATCATCTTGGCCGGCTATGACGGTTCCTCGAACATCAAGCGCCTGAAAGCTAATGGTCTGGACAAGCGTGTGCTGTCCGTGTTCACAGCCGGTGCAAACTACGGTGTGATTCTTGAGGATTCGGTTGGCCTATCAAATGGTCAGGCTTACACACTTTGGGATACCGACGTTATTGAAGAACGCGATGTTCTCAATACGACAGTTTCTCCAATAGAAGTGACCGAGATATCTGTCATAACGCCGTTCTCTGCTGCACCCGCTCAGTTCTCAAACTGGATGTATGGCCCGGTCGATAAGGTCAAGAAACCATTCCGTATCAAAACGATTAGCGGAAGCCATGAATACCGCAGAGACATTACTGCGATTGAATACAACGACTCCGTTTACGATCTGAATTCGATTCCTGCGCCAGTTGTTAATTTTAGTAACCTTGATTCAACTGTTACCCATGCCACGATCAATGATGTTAAAGAAATTCTGGTTGTTCTTACTGGCAACATTCGTTCCGAAGTAACTGTTTATTTCACATCAACTCAAAGTAGCTACAAAAATTCCAGGGTTTACGTTTCGCGCAATGGCGGAGCATTCGAGTTTGTAACCGCTCATTTTGACCGCGCTATGGTTGAGGCGGATACCGGCGATGAACTGATTTTCAAGGTCGTTGCAACCGACATGGTAGGGGCCAGCGCACCTGAAACCTCGGCACCAACAATCACACATACCGTCGTCGGTAAGACAGCGCCTCCCCAGGACGTAACGGGATTTGCTTATGGTCACATCGCAACCGGCACATCGCTGACATGGAACCACGTTACCGATGTGGACTTCAACAACTACATCGTCAAGATCGGTATAGATTGGGCCACTGGAACCGTGGTTTATACGGGCAACGACAATCGTGCGCTACGACCATTCACGACACCAGGCACTTACGCCTACAAGATCAAGGCGGTTGATACCTCTGGTAATGAAAGTCTCAACGCAGCGCCGCTATCAGTTGTTGTGGCCGCTCCTGGGGTGGTGACAATTGCAACCCCTATCGTGGCGGGTTCCAATTTCACACTTACTTGGGGCGCTGTAGTCGGTAGCTATCCCACTAAGCACTATGTCATCAGAAAGAATGGCACGTTCTTATACAACCATGACAGCACGACGTTCTCCGATATCGTGACATGGGGTGGTAACGAAACGTTTTCTGTTGCGCCGGTTGATCTGGCAAACAATGAAGGCCCGGCAACCAATCAGGTCGTCGGCGTAACTATACCTGCGGCACCTACGGGCGTTATTGCAACCAATCTCGTCAATGGAGTTGAAACCGAAAATCTGACAATCTCATGGCTTATTCCTACATCAAGCCTAGATATCAAAGATTACATCGTTAAGTATGGCACGACCCTTGTTGAACGGGTTAAGGGCGACCGTGTTTCAGTGAAAGTGGATTGGGTGGGGCTGAGAACCTTTACGGTCGCAGCTTATGATGTTGCCAATAATTTAGGTGCAGAGGCCAGTGTCCCATTCACGGTCATCGCACACACTGCGCCGATACTAACTTCGGCACTACCTGTCGCCCTCAAGCTGGAAGTTATTTGGTCAAAGCCTCCGCCAGTTGTAGGTTCTTTGCCGGTTGCGGAATATGAAATTCGTCATGGCACCAGCTTCACTGACGGAGCTTCTGTTAGCGTCATCAAGACTTCCAGCCTGAGCTATCGCATTCCGATTGACTGGACAGGTTCGCGCTCATTCTGGCTTGCTTCACGCGATACAGCCGGCAATCTCGGTGCGATCACATCTGTTCCTTACAACGTGACAATACCAGCCGCGCCATCGATGGTTGATGCCGTTCTGGATAGCGTTGACTTTGTTCTGACCTGGACAGCCGCCGCATCAGTTCTGCCTATCGAAGAATATGAAGTCAGACATGGAGCGAGCTTTGATGCAGGCGTTAGTCTTGGTCGAGTAAAGGGAACAACGCTCAGGGGTATTGCCGCCTGGTCTGGACTCCGTATATTTTGGGTTGCCGCCTACAACCAGAACGGAACAGTGGGGGCAAAGACAGCCAACGACTCATTAACCATTACCTCACCGAACGCACCGGTTATTACCTCACAGGTCATCGACAACAACGTTCTGCTGCGCTGGACTGAATCCGTTGGTTCACTACCGATCAAGCACTACGAAGTTTACAAAGGCACCGTCTTTGCTACCGCATCGATGATCGGAACGGTAGGCGGGCGTTTCTCAGCTATCTTTGAAACAGAATCAGGAACCTATATCTATTGGGTTAGACCGGTTGATGCTGCTGGCAATTTTGGAACCGAGAGTTCAACCGCCGCCGAAGTGTCACAACCGCCTGACTATGTTTTGTTCGATCAACAGGCTTCTGAATTTGACAGCACCACACAATCCAAAGTCACAAGACATTCTCCAAACAAGTATGCCCTGAACATTGACGCCGACACCAAGTATGGCAGCGTTGCGTCTATCACTGATCTGGACAGCGGCATTACCGGCATCACGTTCGAGTGCTGGATCAAGAATGACTTTGCTGGCGACGCCACCACCGGTTTCATGGACAAATCTGTCGGTGGCGTGACCAATACCTGCTTTGAAATCTATGGCACGGGAACGCAAATTATTTGTGTAGCAAAGACTGCCGGAAGCACAAAACAGGCTGCATATGCACCGCCTGCGGGACGATACAACACATGGATGCACATTATTGGCCGTTGGGATGCAGCAAACGGCGTTCAGATTGCTTTTGATGGCGTGAACCAAGCGACCACGGTGGCGGCAGGCGCGATGGATCAAGGCGCTGGTGCGTTCTTTGTTGGGCGTCTAGCTGGATCACCAACTTATACGATGAAAGGGCAGCTAGGCCCGTGCCGAGTCTACAAGCGTCGCATTACCGACACCGAAATCCTTGAGCATTATCGCGGCATCTATCGGGATGAAACATCAATTGTGGGTGCATGGAACTTCAGTGAAAGCACGGGCATTACCGTCAATGACGACACTGAAAATACCAATCACCTGACTTTGGTTGGTGCGCCTACATGGACTCAAACAACGCTTGATGGCCGAAACGACCTGACAGAAGTGTTTGGACTGTATGGTGCGGTTGATCCAAACCAGACTTTCGAGGAACACTTTACCAAGAATGGAAACATCCTTCTTGGCAGCGAACTAATGGCCGGTGCTGACTGGAACGTAGCTGCCCTGACCGCCGTTGTGAACAGTCGTGCCGATCCTTCAGGGACGAGCGTTGCCACAAAACTCGTTGAAACTGCCGTTACCTCACAACATACGCATAATTCAGATGCAGTCACGATTGTAGCCAATGCACCTTATGCCGCTGCCTGCTTCTTCTATGCCGCAGAGCGCACAAAGGGTGACATTGTATTTATGGAAGGTGGCTGGACGCATGGTGCGTATGCAACCTTTGATTTAACAGCCAAGACAATTAGTGCGGCGACTGTAATTGGCACGGGCACCGCATTGAAGTCAGAGCTTACGGATCTTGGTAACGGCTGGTTCAGGGCCGCTGTTTCGGGTAAGTGCGCTGCGGCGACCGTTTTGGGATATGTCGGCATCAGGGTTCGTGACGGCTCTGGCAACTTATCCTACTTGGGCAATATTTCCAACGGCATCCATGTATGGGGTGGTCAGCTTGTTCCAGTAAATGCGGCTGGTGATATCCCAGGCTATGTGAAGTCAGTAGCTTCAGCAATCACCTTCATTACGCCACAATCGCTGATCGATGCTGGCTTTACGAACAGCATGGCACCTACCCAAAGCAAGGGTCAGTATGTCGAAGTGATCGACTATGGCGTAACAATCCCATCTACCAAGATCAGCCTGATCTTCAACAGGTTAAATCTCCTTGGTGCAGTGAATGTGAGATCCACGATCAGCATTAAGCTAAATATAGGCGACAGTTGGACAAATTACGCAAATGTTTCCAGTGTCTTTGCATTGAATTTCCGCTACGTCAAGGTGACGCTGGACTTTGCAAGCACGGGTGGCAATCAGCTAGTTAAAGAACTGCAATTGACGGTCAAGCTGGATGTGAAGCTAATCAGTGATTCGGGTTCAAAATCCTGCGTTGCGGGTGACGCAACAGGAACCCTTGTTACCTTTGCCATTACCTTTGTTGATGTAAGAAGTATCACCGTAACGCCAGAAGGCACGACACCGGTCATTGCGACCTATGATTACAACAGCGCAAACCCGAATCAGGTCGAGCTTTACCTTTGGGACAGAGCCACAGGCGCCCGCGTTTCTGGCCTTGCATCTTGGAATATTACAGGAGTATAATAAGTCATGACTGACTTTGCTTTACCTACCCTAAGTGACACCTACACGAACTTCCTGGCTTATCTCAAGAACAGGGACGTTTCTATTGCCGGGATGCTCGATCCTGTCTACTTTGGATCTGATACCAATATCCCGACCAATGCCAGCCGGTTGAACACCACCACGGTTGGCGGTGCGGTATTCCAGCGATATAACGGCGCGACATGGGTGGAATCGGCTACGGGATATGCCATTGCCATTACAGGGAATGCGGCAACCTCAACGAAATGGGCCGCAACCAAGACCATTCAGCTTACCGGGCCTATCACGGGCACGTCGGGCGGTCTTGATGGCTCGGCAAACGTCACCCTGGCGACAACCCTGGCGACCGTTACGGCGATCCTCGGCGGCACAGGGCAAACTGTTTATGCCGTTGGCGATATTCTTGCTGCCAATACGACAACGAATTTACAGAAAATTCCAGATGTTGCGGTTGGGAGTGTTCTGACTTCTGGCGGGATAGGTGTGCTGCCGGCATGGGGCAAGGTCAACCTAAGTGGCGCATCTATAGCGGTTCAGGGCACATTAGCCCCAACCCTCGGCGGGACAGGGCTTGCAACTATGGCCGCAGGCACATTGCTGTATGCAAGTGCCTTAAACACGATAGCTGCACTGGCTGCTGCTGCGGCAGGTAACGTTCTAATCTCAGGCACCAACCCGTCCTGGGCCAAGGTCGATATGACCACGCACATTTCCGGTATCGCCCCGATTGCAAATGGCGGCACCAATATGACCACCTACACCACTGGCGATATTGTCCACGCAACCGGCACCAACGTTCTAGGAAAGCTGGTCGCGGCTGCGGTAAACAACGTTCTCCTATCGTCTGGTGCAGGGGTTATTTCGGCATGGGGCAAGGTCGGTCTACAAACTCATATCAGCGGTATTCTTCTTGGTGCCAATGGGGGAACGGGAAACGGATTCATGGCTTTCTCTGGCCCGGCAACCTCACTGAAAACATTCACATTACCAAATGCAAGTGCCACCTTAGTTTATGAGGGTGGCCCTATAGGAACACCAACAACCGGAACCGTCGAAGGGGGAACTTACGCATGAAAGCAGAATGGCAACTGTGGGCTAATGAGAGCAATCTCATTGATAAAGCAACTTGCGCGGAGATTATCAACTTGGCATTGCAAATACCGCCAAAAGAAGGAACAACTGGTGGTGGAAAAATCAATCAGACTGCTCGGCGCTCTCAGGTTCGCTGGTTAAGTGGCAGAAATGAGGAATTTAAGCCCGTTCATGAATTGATCGAACACAGGATCAGAAAAGCCAATCGAAATGTTTTTGGCCTGGATATCAACTATCTGCCGCCGCTACAGTTCACAACGTATGAAAGCTCCGAGCTAGGTCACTTTGATTGGCATCATGACGTTTTCTTCAGCGACCACAATCGGGAACGCAGCACGACGACTCATAGAAAGCTGTCGGCAGTTTTACAGCTTTCTGATCCTGAATCTTATGAAGGCGGTGACTTTGAACTGGAAGCTTATCCGCCGCCTGGTATTGAATTCAAAAAGCAGGGTGCAATGCTTGTGTTCCCAAGTCTATTCCGGCATCGCGTAACGCCTGTAACAAAGGGTGTTCGACACACCCTTGTCGCATGGATGGAAGGCCCATATTGGAGGTAAGAAATGGCAATCACACTATTACTTAAACGAAAAATGTCTGGTGGCGGCGCACCCGTAGCCGGTGATCTGGTTCAGGGTGAGCTTGCTCTGGATTTTGCAAATGCTCGAATCTACGGCAAGAATGCTTCAAATGCCGTTGTTCAGTTCACCACACAAGGCGCAACCGGCCCGACCGGGGCACTCGGCCCGACCGGGCCGCTAGGCCCAACAGGGCCTGCCGGCCCCCCTGGGCCACCAGGCCCCACAGGGGCACCAGGATAATTAACGGACTTCCTGGCTATAATGTAAAGATAAGTCACCAATAACTAAAGGGTTCAAGTGGCAATTTCAATTTTATTCAAGCGAAAAATGGCTGGTGGTGGCGCTCCTACCGCTGGTTCATTGGTTCAAGGCGAGATCGCCTTGGATTTCGTCAACGGTCTGATCTACGGCAAGAACGCTTCAGATGTGGTTGTAAACTTCCGTGGCGCACTCGGGGCAACCGGCCCAACTGGTTCGACAGGCCCAACTGGTTCGACCGGCCCGACCGGGCCACCTGGCCCTCCGGGGCCACCTGGCGAACAAGGGCCTGGCGCTCCTCCTGATCCTGTTGATCCGGGCGGTGGTGATTGTTGCTTCCTGTTTGGCACCCTCATGGTTATGGCAGATGGGTCAGTCAAACAGATTCAGGAGATCCGCATTGGCGATATGGTCAGCGGTGGGCCGTATGGTGCAACCAAGGTTATTGGCCTTCACAGGAATATCCCGCACGGTCGCCTTGGCTGGATACTGAACGGCGTCACTGTAATTGGTGACCACATGTTCATGATGGAAAACGGGCAGTGGGGCGCTCCTGAGCCGGCACTGTATGCACAGATTCGGTTAGGGAAATATATCCAGATCATCAACGACAACACGAACTTTGCCAACAAGGTTCCTGTGGCTGGCGGTGTTGTTCCGGTTGAGTTCATCCACCGTATGAAGCAAGGTGACTATCTTTTTAACAGTCACAAGGTAGAGGAACTGTTCCCGTTCTGTCTGGATTACTACACGCCGTTGTTTGGGCTTTATACGGAGTGTGGTGTCTATGAGATTGATGGCGGTCTGTTAGCTGATGGTTTCCCGCAGCAGCCATATTCTGTCGGGGTAACGTGGGTGACCAGAATGAAACAGCGTGTCCGCAATCTGCTCAATAGAAAAAAGAAACTTCCGAGCTGATAATCAAAAGGTAGGCACAAAAGAAAACAGGCCCGAATGGGCCTGTTTCAATTGCACGCCGAAGAAAAATTACTCTGCTGCGCTGGACGGGAACACCGGTTGTTCGGCGCCGGTTCCATCAGTTACCTTGTCAACGGCATTTGTTTCGCCGCCTTCGGGAGCTGAAGAAGGGAACACGGGTTGGCTCGCGCCAGTGCCGTCAGTAACCTTATCTACTGCATTTGTTTCGCCGCCCTCTGGTGCCGCTGAAGGGGTCTTGATCTCTTGGTTCATTTTCATTCCTTTAAAAAGTTGAGTTGCACTCCCATTATACTTAACTTATACTAAAAAGCAAGTAATCGGTGACTTATTGCCTCATTGATTTAATGGATGTTTTGGCAATTCGGGGGTATAATCACTGGTGACTTACACAACGGAGCAATAAAATGGCACAGCAAGAACCGCAACTGTCGAAGTTCCAAGAGGCACTTTTCAATGAAGTGACCAAGCAGCGTGATGAGGCGCTCATGAAGCTGGCTGCATCCAACGCGGCCCTAACCTGCATCATGGCTGACAACGCCGATCTGAAGGCCGAAATTGCCATCAGGGACGAAAAGGATAGCGCCGCATGAACCTAGACCCAAGTAAGTTCTATGCCGATGTGCGTCCTGACACCAGTGAAGTTATGGGCATCATCACCGGCCTGGACTCCATCCCTGAACGGTTCATGAAGCGCCGGCTGATTGTTGAGATTCCAGAAGGCGTCACAGTTCTGCCTGGTCAGCTTCATGTCCCGCCAAATACCTTCATCGACAAGCCGGTTTTCGAGCAGACCGATGCGTCCAATATGGACAAGATTGATCGGGTGACAAAGGCGATGGGTTTGGTTATCGCTGAAGTTTCGGGTCGAACCCCGGCTCAGATCAAGGCGATCTTCAAGACCAAATACGATTTGCTCGGCTAATGGAAGTCATTAAGTCAGGTAGCGCCGGCGCCCTATCACCCCTGGAACAATCCTTCCCTGTTGACTGTATTGTGGCGGGGGATAGTGTCCTAAAAGTCCCTGCCCATGCCACAGCTTACGGGTATGTCATTACCGGCACCCTAATCAGCCAAGGTGTCGAACATCAGGAGGGGGAGTATTTCACTTCCCCGGCCTTATCTACCTTACAGGTCGTTACCGGCACATCGGTTATCTTCCTACGTCATGGGTTTCGTGGGCAGCGATGCTTCGGGGGTGTTGTAGAAGGTCATGGGAGGGCGCAAGAAGCCCACCAGCGCATCCATACGACCAATCTGGTAGTCAGACACACCCCGAACGACCCTGGCTTCGCTTCAAAGCATCTGAGCAGAAGTGCAAAGGTTGATGTTGAGACAGGGCCGGTGCCTCATTTCTGCGTTCTGGTAGAGGGGTCAATGAAGATCACAGCGCCCCAAGTAGGACAGACCCTTCAGCAAGGCGATGTTTTCGTCCTAGATGCCTGGGAAACTTACAAGATCCAAAGTGGCGACAAACCAGCCGTTTACCTGAGTTTTGAGGCGATTGTTCGGTCTGAGATATAAGTCACCGCTGACTTGTCTTTTGGCCTCATAACTGCTATGCTCAGGGCAACCTTTATGGACTCAAGATTATGCCAGCAGCGACCAAAAACCTCGTCTTTGAACAGAACTCGACATTCAAGATGCGGCTTATCTGGATGGACAAGAACCGGAAGCCAGTAAACCTTACAGGTTATACAGCCAAGTTACAGGTTCGTTCTGCGGCAGGCGGTTCGTTGCTGGTCGATGCCACAATTTTGAATGGATACATAACGCTAGGGACTGTGAACGGCGTTATCGACATTCAGATTCCGCAATCGATTATCAATGCGCTGACGTTCACGACCGCCGTTTACGACCTAATTATCATTGATCCAGCCCTTGTTCAAATTCGCTTTCTTCAAGGGAAGGTCACGCGCTCGCCGGGTGTCACTCAATAATGGCTCTGAATGAAGATCCATTCTTCATCGTTATTCAGGATGAATTTGAGGTCATAGCGGTAGCAGAACGCGGGCCACCTGGCCCGCCAGGAATAGGTTCAGGTTCGCCAGGGCCACAGGGCATTCAGGGCGATCAAGGGATTCAAGGCATACCAGGAACCACTGGTGCTGCCGGCGCAGATGGCGCAGACGGTGCCCCAGGAATAAGTGAAGATGAAATGATGTATTCAAAACGAGTGGACTTCATATCAAACAGCCTCCTTTATCGTGGAGAGGCACTGGTTGGTTCGCTCGAAAGTGCAGCCGCTTGGCGCGTTCGTCGTGTGACGATTGGCGTTGATGGCGATGTGACAGAGGTTTGGGCTGGCGGCAG